CTGGCCCCGATGAGGCTGGCCCCGTTGAGGCTGGCCCCGTCGAGGCTGGCCCCCGCCTTTAATGCGATCCTGACCGCCAAACCCAGCTTCAACGAATAACTGGCGCTTTCGTCGCATTCGATGGACGCGTTGAAAATCACCTCACCCGAAAATCTATTTTTTATAGCAAAGTCCACAATACTCACTTTCCTTGGTTGATGCAATTAAACTGCTTGTACCCGCATGCCTAAACCCAGGCCAGCCAGGGCCGCGTTAAGGGTGTCAAGGCCGCCGCAGATGCGCACAACGTCCTTGATGTCCATGGCGCAGCAATGCGCGTGGAACTCGGCCTCGCAGGCCCATATTTGTTGTTCGTCGGTTTCCGGTTGGGGTTCGTAGGGTTGATATGCCATGTGTCATTGCCTTTCCTTGAGCAAGGTCATCCTCCCGCACAAATAGTAATCAGTCAATATAAAATAGTGTTGCGTGGGTATATTTGTTGTGCAACGATGAGGCATAAGAAAGAAACGCACATGGGAAGACATATATCTAAGCCGGACCTTCGCAATGTATTTGGTAACGTATTTGATTCGGCTTTTGATGCTAACAAGGCAGCCGTTCGGGACGGCACCTACGAGGAGTTGCTGGCGGCTTGCCGCGCTGCTCGCAATATATTGAACGACCATGTGCAGTTTAGCGATAACGAGACAGAGCGCGGCGTTTTTGACCAGTTAAATGCCGCCATCACCAAAGCCGAAGGTGGGGCTCTATGAACAACGCCGACATGCTGCACTTCGCCGCGACAGCCCTTGAGGGCCTGGCGGAGGGGTTGGAGACGGAAATGCGCCAGGGCAGGTTGCATCCTCTGGAGGAGGAAGGTGTGACGTTGGCCTGCAAGATCGCCCGTCAGGAAGCATTGCGCATGAGGGATAGGGCCAAGGAGTTGGAGGAGTGATGGGTAAGAAAGAGACACTTGATGAGGTCCACACTACCTTGGCGCAAATCTACGCCGAACTCCCCTGTCGCCGCCTCTGGGATCAATTGCTCGACAGCCTGGGCGGTTTAGATAATTATGGTGATAACACGCCTCTAACCTTCAGGCAGATTTACGCTAGCAACGGCTACCACGACACACTATGGTGTCTGCGGGCCACCGATCCCAAATATTTCTATCTCTGGCGCCATTTTGCGGTCGATGCCGCCCAGGCTGTCGAGCCCTTGATGACAGACCAACGAAGCAGGGATGCGCTTAAGGTTGCCCGCCGCTATGCCGATGATAAAGCTGGCGATGCAGAGCTGTACGCCGCCAGGAGTGCCGCCAAGGATGCTGCCTGGGAGATTGGAGAAATCTACTTTGACACCTACGACGCCGACGCGAGGCCCGACGCCTACGCCAGATACGCCGCCGCCCGTGCCGCCGCTAAATCCGCCTACGCCAAGCCCCACGCCGAACCCGTCTTCTACGCTGCGGCCTACGCCGACGGCGCCGAAGCCGCCTCCAGTGCTGTTACCGCCAATCCCGAAGCCAGGCGCGCTCAACGCGCTCAAATCGAACTCCTGTTCGAGTATTGCCGGACAGGCAAGCGACCCAAGAACAGCGGAACTTTCATCCGCGCCCGCATCAAGGAGGCGAAGTGATCATTAGGACAAAACACGCCTTGGGTGTTTGGCATAGATCGTTTGCGTGGCTCCCGAAGCGCATAACCTGGCGCGAACGTGAAGGTGACTTAATCTGGCTGCAAACCTACGAATGGCAATGGTGGTCTAAGGTTCGTTGGTGTTATCATATAAGAGTGCCGGAGTAATGTGAACAACGTCCCGGTCATACTCGGGGTGGATGTCGGGACCAAGACCGGCCTCGGATTGATCGGCCTCGACGGGGAGCTGACATTCCGCCAAACCCTTACTTTCACCAGGGGCTACCAGGCCGAGGAACTTTTCAACGCCCTGCGTGGCATCCTTGATCCGGGCATCGTCGTCGCCTGGGAGCAACCCTTCGGTAAGTTTGCCCAGGATGTCCTTCAACGGATGGTGGGGGCCGTCCTATGCGCCTGCGCCTATGCCAACTGCAAGAACATGCCTATTCACCTGGTCACCAACAAGAGATTCGCCACCGGCAACGCCCGCGCCGACAAGGCCATGATGATCGGAGCGGCGGCAGGGCGATGGGGAGGCGAAGGGTGGGATGAGCACCAGGCGGACGCCTGTTGGGTGGCGGCTTGCGCGCGGTGGCATCTTGAAAACAAGATCATAGAGGGAGGTGACGATGAGACTAAAGCAATTTCTATGGGCGGTGCTGGCGGCGCGTGAGCCAGCCGAGCCGCCGGCCAAGCCGTGGACGGCCGATACTCAGTGTGCCCGGCTGCTGAAGGCCCTATGCGAGGGGCATACCATGGGCGGCCGGGAAGCGTGCCTGCTGCTGCATTCGCATAACGGCGACCGGCGCTTGAGGCAGGTCAGGGCCAGGTTACGGGCTCCACGGCATCGCCACGGTCACGAGCTATGAGAGGTCCGGCCACGGCACCTCGTTCAAGCTTACCCACCTCCCGCAGACCCACAGGGCGCGGGCGCTCTCGCTGGTGAGGTAGCACCATGGAATGGCGCCCCCATCACCGCTACACCGACCTGGAGGAATGGTTCGCCGCCCTACTGCACGCCAAGATCGAGCGCGCCGAGACTAAAGGCGTTCCGCTCGTCGTGACGATCCGGGGCTCCGAGTTCGGCCGCCGCAAATACCTGCATATCCTGGCCTGTGACATGATGAACGTGCCTATGACTCACCTCACGGTGAAAGACCTGTCGAACTTTCTGAGGACCCACCGGGAGTTCACGCGGCGCAGGATCACCCTTGGCGGTCCGATGTTCTACGAGATCACAGGGTTCATAAAAGCGTGGCAGGAAAGACGCACTAGGTCGAAACGAATAGGAAAAACAACGAACCCGAGTTGACAGGGAGTCATGACCGGCCTCACCCTCCAGCCACACCCGACCTACCGAGAAAGGGTAACGGACTTCGCCTCTCTGCTGTTTGAGGGGCGGAGCGCCCAGGTTGCCTGGGTGAAACAGCAAAAGGAGACATCCTATGAACGGACGCCTCCTCTTGTGGCTCAGGAGCCTTACAGGAATCGTGACGATTATCGCGTTCCTGCTGGTGCTCACCGCCGTGATCGTTGTCGTACACCTGTGCGGCATAGTTATAGCGACGACCTGAGCCGACGACAAGGGCTCCCCTCCTTCCCCGGAGGGAGGGGAGCGATTGACCGGGCATGGGTTGCACGGCCTAATAAAAAAAAGGCCGAAAACCATGTACGACAAATATGATCATACCAATGAACTGCGCCTCGGTTACCGTGAGCTGCAACAAAGGCAAGAGAGGAGCCCCAGCGACGCTCTCATTACCGCTCTGTGGCGTTTTTGGGAAGGACTCGGGGAGTGGGTCGCGGAGGAATATGAAAACCTCGTGGCGCTCTCCTGCTTCGCCCTGATGGCCTATGGCGCGTGGCTGTTGAACCAGTAAAGGATAAAACCATGAAAACATCAACCAAAGTCATCCTTGGCGTCCTGATCTACGCCGCTGGCGCGGCACCGACGGGATACGTGCTGTGGCACACACCCTGTGCCTGCGAACACGGAACCAAGACAGCGGCCGTGGCGTTCCTGACGGCGACCTGGCCCGTGACCTGGCTTGTTGAACTGACCACGGACGCGCATTCGTCGTTCTGATTGGTGATGGGTGGGGGCTGATTGACAACGGCACTGCCTGACGCATAATCACGTGCGGAACTTACTTAGACGAACTCGGAAGAAAGAGCATTGCCCGTGAACAAAAATCTCCTGCTGGCCACCGCCTGCCTTGGCCTCGCGTCCAGCGCAGCCCTCGCCCAAACGTACTCCGGCCCCGATCCACAGAGGTTCTTGTCCACGGGCCTTCGCACCGAGTTGAAGGGCCAACTGAACAGCGGCACCACTCCCATGCCCTTCAAGGTAGACCCATACGAGGCGGTCTACCTTTCCTGTGGCGGCACTCTCGCGTCCACCAGCGAAACTCTCCTGTTCCAAAACAGCGCGGGCACCACGATCTCGCAAACCAACGTCAACTGCCCCGTAAGCCCCACGCAGGTGTATGTCGGCGCCGCCGGTGCCAACGGCTTCGTACAGATCACGGCCAGCCCCACGACCACCCTCAGCGCCACGAACACCGTGACGAACTACGTGATCAAGTTGCCTGCGATGCTGCACCGTAGCTTCCAGTAGTAGGAACAGCGCCTCTCCCACCCCTCCTGCAACGGAGGGGTTTTCTCTTGCCAAGTCGTTCCATGTGAATCATCGTGCACCCATGCGCGCTGGTAGGCCAATCACCTGGACAGAGGAAAAGAAGGCGAAAGCCTGTGAAAAAATCCTCACCGAACTCTCCCGCACTGAACTCGGGCTTGAACACATATGCGAGGCTGATGAGTCCTTGCCTCACGCCGATACGTTTCATGTTTGGCGGGCAAAAGATGAGGAGTTGGACAGGAGATACGTACGCGCGCGAGAGATTCAGGCTGAATACATTTCGGACAATGCCGGAGTTCTCGCCGGACAGTTGGTTGCAAAGAATCCTGTTCGCACAATAGACCCGGCTGCTTTCCGCGCTTACCTTGACGCTCAAAAGTGGCGGACGGCGAAGCTTGCTCCCAGAACACACGGCGATAAGGTCGATATCACTTCCAAGGGCAATGAGTTGAAGACGGCCACCATTGTCGTAGCAACCGACAATGACAAGGAACTACTTGAAGCGGTGTGATGAAAGACGACGGCTACTCCGCCCCCCCGACTTCGATATTTTTGCGGTGGTGTTCATTGTTGATGGTAAAGAGTAACGTAGCTTGCTCCGATTAACGAGTGTCTTCCGTAAGAATGCCGAAGCCTATATCTCTGGCAAATACCGCTACATCATCAACCAGGGCGGAACCTCGGCCTCGAAGACGTTTTCGATCCTGCAACTGCTCGTGCAGATCGCTTTGAAGCACAAGAAGCAGATCGACATCGTTGGTTTGACTGTGCCCCACCTTAAGGCGGGCGTGATTAATGACATGCCTGCCGTGATGGAGGGGTTCGGACTTAACTTCCACGAAATGTATAGTACCACCGATAAGAACATCATATTCCCGGGTGCGGGGGTTGAGAACTTTATATCGGTGGATAAGCTCGGGAAGGCCCATGGAGGACGGCGGGACATACTCTACATCAATGAAGCCAATCACCACATCTGGGCTATCGTTGAGCAATTGATGATCCGCACCCGTGAGGTGATCATCATCGACTACAATCCTACTAATGAATTTTGGGTGCATGAGCACATCTTAGACAATCCTGAAGAACGTGCTAAAGCCATTCTGATTAAGTCCAACTACCGCGACAACGAGTACCTTGAACAAAGCATTGTGGATGCCTTGGAAGCCCGACGAGGCGACGGCACCAACAACTTCTGGCGGGTGTATGGCCTCGGGGAGTTGGGGATCGCCGAGGGCCTGGTGTTCGACAACTGGGAGCGGCAGGACTTCGACATCTACCGCTTTGCCAAGTACCGCAACGGCGTGGATTGGGGATTCTCGAACGACCCATTCGCGTTCGTGAGGTGTGCGATTGAGAATGAATCCCTCTACGTCTGTCAGGAGGTTTACCAGCGGGGCCTGATCAACAAGGACAGCGCCGAGATGGTCAAGCCCATCGCCCGCAACGAGATGGTATGGTGCGACTCGGCCGAGCCGAAAAGTGTCGCAGAGTATCGCAGCCTTGGCATCAACGCGAAGTCGGCTAAAAAGGGGCCTGGCTCCGTCGCAAGCTCGATTAAGAAGCTCCAGTCTTTCCGCAATATCATCATCCATCCCAACTGCCCGAACACCTACGCCGAGTTTAAGAACTACCAGTGGAAAAAGGACAAGGACGGCAAGCAATTGCCGGAGCCCGTCGATGAGTTCGATCACGCCATCACCGCCATCTGGTACGCACTCACTCTCGACACGGTGTACCGCAAACCCGTGAACGCCCCTCTCGGCAATCCCTATCAGGGTGGCGTGCGAGGAGCCCTCGGGTGGATGCGTTGACGCAGAAGCCCGTTGCACGCATATTGAGTGCAAAGATGATGGCAGGGTAGTTGGGAGTTATAAACGACCATAAAGAGGTTCTGGACCGTTATAAGGTACATGAGGAGTTTTGGCGCCCGATCTATCTTCGCGGTCAGCAGGACGTGGATTTCGCTCTCGGCGACGGTAAGCAGTGGGACGCCAAGATAAGGGCCATCCGGGAGAAGAACGGGCAGCCGTGCCTCGAAGAAAACCGGATGCTGCCGTTTGTCAATCAGACGCTGAACAATATACGACAGTCCCGCCTTTCGATCATTCCCAAGCCGGTGGACGACAAGGCCGACCCTCAGACCGCAGAAATCTGCCGAGGTCTTATCCGTAATATCGAAACCCAAAGCGACGCCAGCACGGTTTATGACACCGCCGCGCGCAACTCCACAATGGCATCGGTGGGGTGGATTCGGGTATGTACCTGTTATGCCAACCCTATGAGCTTTGACCAGGAGATAAGGTACGAACGCATCCAGAACTTCCAAAGCGTCATGCTCGACCCCACGCACCAGCGGCAGGACGGCTCGGACGCCGAGGATGGGTTTGTGTTCGACGATCTGGATGAGGAGGAGTTCAAGTCCAAGCACCCGAACGCGAAGTTCGAAGGGTTCCCGAAGGAGGGAGAATGGAAACGCGGTAGCACCATCCGCGTGGCGGAGTACTTCAAGAAGGAACACACCGAAACCGAGATCGTCGAGTACGTGCTTGTTCCACGGGTCGAACGGCAGGTGGCTCTTGCTGACGAGGTGCCACCCGGGGCTACCGAACTGCGCCGCCGCAAGACGACGGTTACCAAGGTCAAACACCGTAAGCTTTCAGGGGCGGAGTTTCTGAGCGAGGAAAAGGTGTTTCCTGGCATCTATATTCCCCTGGTGCCGGTGTATGGATTCGAGGTCCATACCGATGGCGGCCGCACGTTCTACTCACTCATCCACCAAGGCAAAGACCCGCAGCGGGCGCTCAATTACTGGATTAGCGCCAACACCGAAACTACTGCCCTACAGCCCAAGACACCGTTCGTCGGCCCTGTCGGTTCGTTTAGCACTTATGCGGCCCAATGGGCTGCGGCCAACCAGGAGAATTACCCAACCCTCGAATACGACCCTGTTACGGTCATGGGTGATGACGGCACCTCCATGTTGGCCCCGCCTCCCCAGCGCTCCGCCCCTCCGACACCGAGCCCTGGCATGACGCAGGAGATCATGCGCATATCGGAGAGCATCAAGGCGTCTCTCGGCATCTACGATCCCTCGATGGGCAAGCCGTCGAACGAGATCAGCGGCAAGGCGATCATCTCGCGCCAGCTTCAAGGCGACAACGCCACCTTCCATTTCGTGGACAACCTGGCTGTGGGTATACGGCATGTCGGCCGGATCACAATCGGCATCATTCCCATCGTCTACACGGGCCAGCGCACCATACGCATTCTTGGGGAGGACGGGACAGAAAGCCTCGTTCCCCTCGGCCGCCCCGTCGTAAAGATCGGCAAAGGCTACCAACCGGCCCCTGAAGGCCAGGAGGGCACCGTCATCTCGTTCGATGCGGGCGAGTATGACGTGGTTGTGGAAGTGGGAGCGTCTTTCGCCACCAAGCGGCAGGAAATGGCGAATCTGCTGATGGAGGCGACCACCGCCAACCCGGCGTTGTTCGCGGCTGCCGGTGACCTGCTCTTCAAGTCCCTTGATGTTCCCGGCGCCGAGGAGATCGCCAAACGCATCAGGGCCACCATGGACCCTGCCTTGCTGGGCGACGATGTGGAGGCTCAGCGTCTGCAAATGCTCACCAAGGCACTCAAAGACGTGCAAGACAAACTGGCGCTCACCGAGGAGGCGCTCCTCGCCAAGAAGAATAATGAGGAGTTCAAGAACAGCCTGGAGGCCAAGAAGGTCGAGAACGACACCCGGAAGATCATGATCGATGCGGCCAAGACGGAGGCCGAGATCAAGAAGATCGAGTCTGAGATCGCCACGACTGTTCCACATGAAGCATTAGGCACCATTGCCGTGGCGATTAGAGATTTGAAGGCTCAGTTGGACGATGCGTCCGGGGCCATACACGTACTTCTATCCCAAGAGGAAGAGGAGGGAACTGGCGGCCCTGATGAATCGCCTGGACCAATAGAAAGTACCGTCGATGCCGGGAGCATTGGAAGCGGGCAGCCCACAGACGCAGCCCGCGCAGAGTAGCCCCGTTCCTGCCACGGAGGGCAAGGCAGAGGAAGGCGATTTAAAGGCGCCCAAGGAAGCTGACAAGGCCGTAGCGAAAGAGGGGGAAGGCGAGAAGCCCAAGCCCGAGAAGAGCGAGGCCGACAAGGCGCGGGAGGCGATGCAGAAGCGCATCGACCGACAAACCGCAGCTTCCAAGGCGCTGAATGAGCGTATTCGCCAGCTTGAACAGGAAAAAGCACAATGGGAGGCGAAGGCCCCTAAGGCCCAAGATGAACCGAAGCAAGAGGACTTTGACGATTACGACAAATGGCAAGACGCCGTTATCGAACATCGCTCAAAGTTGAGGGCTGACGAGAAACTGAAGGCCGAAAAGGAGAAGGAACTCAAAGAAACCCAGGAACGGCGTGCGGCGGAAGTTCGCCGGGAGTTCGAGACGAAGGAAAGCGCCTTTCGTACCTCGACGCCCGACTACGACCGGGTGGCCGGTGAGGCCGTCGAAACCGTGGCGGTGCTGGGGCAGGCAGGAAAGGACGTAGGACCCCTGTTGAATATGGTGATGCACTTTGAGAACCCCCCCGAGATGCTCTACCGGCTCGGCCAGGACATAAACCTGATCGAGCAAATGGTGGGGATGCCTCCGCTGCAAATCATGCGTGAACTGGTCAAGCTCGAAAGCGCTCCGGTCTCGAAAGAGATCAAACAGGCGCCCGAGCCAATCGAACCCGTGCGCGGCAAGGGTGGCGTTAAGCCGCTCGCCAAGCGCTCAGGCAAGGAAATATTGGAATGGGTAAAAGGATAATGACAACGAAATAGAAACAAATGGCTAACGCATTTGCCAACATCAACGACGCAGCGGCGATCATCGCCAAGGCTGCGGCACAGGAACTGAAGGACAACCTGAAGTTTGCCGCGTCCATCGACCAGGCCGATGAATCGGATTGGGAAGGGAAGAACGGCTTCAATGCCGGCGACCCTATCAAGATCAACATTCCGGCCCGGTTCATCCCGCAGAGCACCTTGGACATTACGTCCACGATGCAGGACGTGGTCGAAACGCAAGTCTCCCTACCGTTGGACATCAGTTCGACGGTTGGTATGCAGTTCGGTAGCCTGGAACTGGCGACGGACATCAGCCTGAAGGCGACCATCAAGCGCTGCGTGATCCCCGCCGCTCAGGCCATCGCGCAGGACGTTGAGAAGCGCTTCATCCAGAAGGCGACCCAGGCGGTCTACAACCTGACCGGCACCGCTGGTTCCAACACGTTCTCGGTCGATGACGTGTTGGACGGCAAGGTGAAGATGGATGAAGCCCTGGCGCCTCAGGACGGCTATCGCAACTTCCTGCTGAACAGCCGGAACGGTGCGAAGGCGGTAAGCGCCCGCAAGGGACTGTTCCAATCGTCCAGCGAGATCGACAAGCAATACAAGCGGGGCACCATGGGCGTTGCCGACGGCTTCGATTGGATGAGCAACGAACTGCTCTACGTCCACACGAACGGCAACGACGTGACGGGTATCGCACTGACCGCTCAACCGACCACGGGCGCCACGACCATCGCCGTGAACGGCATCACCGCCACCACCGGGACGGTCAAAAAGGGCTCGGTGTTCACCATCGATGGCGTGAACAAGGTCCATCCGATCACCAAGGCCGATACCGGCGTGTTGCAACAGTTCGTGGTCACCGCCGATGCGACCGCTGACGGCTCTGGGGCCGCCACCCTGAGCATCAGCCCGACCATCTACACCAGCACGTCGAACGGCTTGCAGAACATCGCGTCTCTGCCCGCCTCGACCGCAGCGCTGACCTTCGTGGGTTCGGCGAGCACGAGCTACGTGCAGACTTTGCAGTACCACAAGTCAGCGTTCCGCATGGTCTCGGTGCCGATGGAGATGCCGACCCAAGTGGAATTCGCGGGCCAGGAAACCGTGGACGGTATCACCGTTCAGGTGATCCGCGCCTTCGATGTCCTGCAACGTCGATTCATCACTCGTATGGACTTCCTTGGCGGCCTCGCCAACGTCCGGCCCGAGTGGGCGAACCGCGTCACGGCCTAAAGACGAACCGGGGGGGGGAAACCTCCCCCTCATGAAAGAAACGACCATGGATGAATACACTCCTGTTTGGATGGAGAAGAACAAAACGCGCAAGCAGGCCCTTACCGCCGAGGTAAAAGCGCTCCTCGAAAGTCAGGGCTGGAAGGAAAGCAAGCCAGCGAAGCCAGAAAAGGAAAGCAAGTAGGCGATGGCCAACGCCCGAAGCATCATCAACAAGGCATGCCGTAAGATTCATGTCCTCGGGCGTGGCCAAACCCTTAGCGCCGAAGAGGCGTTCGACGCCCTGGAAACCCTCAACGACATGTTGGGGACGTTCTCGGCCCAGGGCGGATTGATCTTCAATAACGTCAGGGAGACGTTCACGCTCACCGGAGCGCAAAGCTATACAATCGGCTCGGGAGGGACGTTCAGCACTTCCTCGCCCATCGTGATCACTTCGATGTTCGTGACCATCGGCAGCCTTGATTACCCGCTGAAGCAAATCACCGCCGAGGAGTACGCGGCCAAGGGTTTCAAGGGCATCACCGGCCTGCCGGATGAGGTGTATTTCGAGGACAATACCCCGTTGGGCAGGCTCTTTTTCTACCCGGTGGTGACGTCAGGGACATTGAACATATGGAGCCGCAAGGCCCTCACCGAGTTCGCCGACCTCACCACGGATTATGACACCCCGCGAGGCATGGAGGAGCTGTTGTGGTCGAATCTGGCCGTTCGCCTGGCGCCTGACTACGAAACCGAAGCGTCGCGCGATGTGAAGCGGATTGCGAGGGACTCGATGCGGGCGCTGGAGGCAGCGACAAAACGCAATAACTATCCGAAGTCACAAATCGACATCGCGTCGGGGGGTTCCACCGGCAACATCTTCAGCGGGTGGTATCCCAAGTGAAGATACCGTTCATCGGCCCGTCCTACGACGTCGAGGCTTTAAGCTTCGATTGTCAACGCTCGATCAACCTGTACCCGATCCTCTCGGAGAGCGGCACCAGCAAGAGCGTAGCGGCACTGCGCAAGTGCCCAGGCCTCGACCTTTTCGCCACCGCGCCAACGGGACCGCACCGGGGCTCCATCTCGTCCACCAGCGGCCGGGCGTTCTTCGTCGCAGCGCAGTACTTCGTGGAACTCAACCAGGACGGCACCACGACCACGCGGGGAACTCTGAACACGCAGTCGGGCAGGGTGTCCATCGCGGAAAACAACACGCAAATCATGGTGGTGGATGGGACGGACGGATGGATACTAACCAAGTCCTCCAACGCCTGGGCACAGATCGTCGATGCGGACTTCCCGACCACCTCTTATGTCACCCACCAGGACGGCTACTTCATCGCCGTCGAGGACGGGACACAGAACTTTTGGATTTCGGCCCTTGGTGATGGGTCGAGTTGGACGGCGCTTGACTTTACGACGGTGGAGAGTAGCCCGGATAACCTTGTGGCCGTGATCTCCGATCACGGGAACCTATGGTGCTTCGGCAATCGCTCCTGTGAGGTCTACCAGAACACGGGCGCGGCGTCGTTCCCGTTCGAGCGCATCCCCGGCGCCATTATACAGACGGGTTGCGAGGCGCCGTTCACTATCGCCAAGTTCGACAACAGCATCGCTTGGCTGGGCACGGATGAGCAAGGCCAGGGCGTAGTGTGGATCGCGGACGGCTACCAGCCAAAACGCATTTCCACGGCCGCCATCGAGAAGAAGATCGCCACGGTCGCCAACTTCACCACGGCGTATGCGTTCGTGTACCACGAGCAGGGCCATCTCTTCTATTGCCTGCAAATCAATGGCCTCGACACCACGCTTTGCTATGACGCGTCTACACAGCTTTGGCACGAGCGGATGTCGATGAACACCGAGACCGACTCCATGGAACTTCACAAGACATCGTGCCTCGTGTTCTTCAACAAACGCATCTACATTGGCGACAGGTCGAACGAGAACATCTATCAAATGAGCCTGAGCTTCTATGACGATGCCGGAACAAGCATGGTATGGAAGCGCGTATCGCCGCACCTGTCCGACGAAAAGCGCCTTCTGAGTTACCAGAGCTTTGAGCTAGACATGGAGGTCGGGCGAGGCTTGGCGACAGGACAGGGAAGCGATCCTCAAGTGATGCTCCGCTACAGTGACGACGGCGCCCGCACCTGGTCGAGTGAGTTATGGCGCTCCGCTGGGGAGATCGGCAAGTACTTTTGCCGTGTCGTGTGGCGACAACTCGGCCGCGGCAGGGATAGGGTGTTCGAGGTGAGCGGTTCGGACCCTGTGTTCGTCCAGCTCAACGAGGCCACCATCAATGCCACTTAGTCCTCCTCCGATCCAGCAGGGACTCAACGGTGGAGGGCATATCCATAGGATATGGGCCGAGTGGTTGACCCAGTTCTTTCGTTACGTGGGAGACCTTCCCACCAGCGGGGGCGGAAGCTCGACCCTGACCATTACCTCGGTCAGCGCCGTGTATGCGATGGCCGATACCGACCGGGTTCTGTTGTGCAATACCGGCGCCGGGGGATTTACGGTCACCTTGCCGACAGCGGCGGCAGGGAACGGGCTTATCTATTACGTCAAAAAGAGGTCGTCGGACGCTAATATCGTCACTATCCAAGGCAGCGGAGGAGAGTTGATCGATGGTGCGGCTTCTGCGACAATCTTCGGTGCGTATGAGGCAATCAGACTGATAAGCGATGGGACGACATGGTTAAGCTTGTAGCCCTTGCATTGGCACTCCTGTGCGGGACGGCACAGGCGCAACAGGTCATCGGGCAGGGCCGCTTTATCAATGTTTCGGCGACAAACAACGTCCAGGCGGCACGGTTCTATGGCGATGGCGCCAACCTCACCAATGTGCCTTTTAGCCCAAGCCCTCCTCAAGGTGGTGTCCAGTTCAACAGCGGCGGGATTATTTCAGCCACATCAGGACTTACCTACGTTACTGCCACCAACACGCTACTAGTGTCCGGTGGGGTCTCGACGTCAAGCCTGGTCGGAACGGGCACGATCTCAGGGAGCGCTCCGGCGACAAGCGGGAGCTTGGTGTGGCAGGCCAATACGGGTCTTCTCAAGACATCCTCGAACCTGAAATGGGATTTCGTGGCGCTCAACGTGCCCGGAAACATCAGTACCACGGGCGGCATCTCGGCGACGGGTAATATTAAGACAGGCGGGAAGTTCCAGGGCGACGGCAGCGAACTGACCAACCTCCCGAGCAGCAGTGGCGCATGGACGCTGTTGGCGGCCAAGGTCATCACCAGCGGTGTGTCCGAGGTGTCGTTCACGAGCATCGCCAGCGGCTATGATGTCTACGCATTCCGTATCATCGAGGCACAGCCTAACTCCGCCAATGCCTTATCTTTGCAAATGAGCACGGACAACGGCGGCTCGTGGACCGACTATACCTACGTCAGGGCCAACCGTCGGCAGGTGCCGGGTGGGACCAGTACCGATTACGTGTCCTCCGGCTGGGAGGCAGCCTACGCCCTCGCGGGCGCGTCGGTGGCGACGGGAGCGCCGGGCGTTAGCGGCCAGGTCGAGATCACCGGCCTTACGTCGGTGGGGCGCCGATACAAGGAGATCACGCACCACGTCTCCTACATGTGCAACGGCACGAGCCTGCCCTGCATGGAGGTGGGAGGCGGCATGGCGGATATTGGTGGCGCTGTGAATGCCGTGCGGATTTACTTTCTAGGAGGTGGAAATACGGTGGTGTCGGCGACCGTCGCCATGTATGGGATTGACACGACACCATAGTGTTCAACATATTTGTTCAGCCCGCTTCACGGCTAAAAACTGATGGAAGGCGAAAGCCGCTAACCAGTTAGGAGCAAGAATGGGCTTATTTTCTAAGTTATTCGGCAGCGGCAACAAGAGTGCCTACGACACCAGCGGTGTTTCCTCGGCGGTTAACCAGTCCAACCAGCTTTTAAAGGATATGTACGACAAGGCCGTGGCCTCGGGCCAGCCTTGGCTCGACCTTGGAAAGAACGCCGCGGGAGAACTCGGCGACCGCCTCTCCGCGCTAACAACGCCGTTCGATTTCAACACATACACGTCCGACCCGAGCTATCAGTTCTTGCAGGACGAAGCGCAAAAAACGATTGAGCGCTCGGCAGCCGCAAAGGGTAACGTCTACGCCCCTTCGACCCTAAAAGCGCTCCAGGACCGCAGCCAATCGTTAGCGTCGTCCGAGTACGGCAACGCCTTCAACCGCGACCTAGCCTCCAAATCCAGTATCTACGACATGCTTATGGGCATCTCGAACACGGGCCAAACTCAGGCCAACCAGAACGCCCTCTACGGCCTTGATTACGCGGATGCAGTCAGCGGCAATAACATCGGTTTACAGAACGCGATATTAGGGTCTTATCAGGCCAAGAACGCCAACGGCCAGTCCGCGCTCGGAAACTGGATAAATCTTGGCGGCAGAGCGCTGAGTGGCTGGTTGGGGAGAGGCTGATGGCTAACGGCGCTATTTTTAATACTCCGAATATCTTCCTCCAGGGGTCGCAGCTTTACCAGAACGCCAACAGCCGCATCTTCGATGCGATCACGCAGGCGGCCGACATCTACGAAAAGATGCAGATGACGCGGGACGCCAACCTGAACGCCCTTCGCATGAAGCAGGCTGAGTTGAACGCGGACCCCGAGAGGGCGTCGCTGCCGATCCTGGCCAAGGCAAGGCAGTTTGGCGTCGCCTCGCTGTCGCCTGAGGAAAAGGCGATGTTCGATGCATCGCAGCAAATTTTGGCATCGAAAGTGGCGATCCAACCGGCGACCGGACAAGCCTATAGTCCCTATACGGCCATCAGTCTTGACAATAAGGCTCCTCCTAGTGCCGCTGCGGAGATGTTCACCAACGCCGGTATTCTTCCGCCGCCCAGGGAGGCCGCCCCTGCCCCGCTGGGCGAACCGAAGCTAAAGTCTGAGTTTGAGGGGTCTAGTGTCGATGATACGGGCATCGGCAACACACCCGTGGGCCGCATGGAGAAGTTCAAGTCGAACCTTGAGACCGACAGGCAGATCAAGGTCGAGGATGCCAAGCAGAAGTTCGACCAACGCAAGGCGGAATTCTATAAGCCGAAGCTCCAGGCCGTCCTGGAGAAGATGTCCGACATCAACGAGCAACTCCAAAAGTCCAGCGCGCTCAAGTCGGAGGATAAGAGCGGGTTGAGCAATGCGTTGAACACGTTGGCGGGCACCGACATTCCGATACCTTTCTCGGGCAAGAGCATTCCGGTGGGGCGCGCGACGGAGGAGGTGGCCCGCAAGAAGGTCGCAAGCCTCAGGGATCAATACGACTCGCTCAAGTCTAACGCCATGAGCCTGCTCAAGAACGCCGCCAACATCGCGGCGGGCTCGATGAACTCCGACGCCGAGCAAAGGCTTGCCCTCAGCTCTTTCGGCGACCCCAATGGCAATTATGAGGCCAATAAGAAGGCCCTCGAAGCCACGATGGAATCTTACGGCACCCGGGCGGCACGGGCGGCGGCGGAAAAGGGGGCGCCGAAGGATGAGGCGAAGTGGCCAGAAGCGAAAATCCAAAAGGCGCTGAAAGCGGGCTACTCGATGGACGAAATCAAAGCCTACATGAATGGCCGCCGCAAATAGCCGCCCCTCGCTGGACGAGATATTCGGCCAAGATCGGCAGTCACTTGATGCCATCTTCGCCGATGAGGCCGCCGCATCGGAACCGCCTCCACCTAACCCCCTAGGTGATCAAGGAATCCCGGCAGACGTGATCCGCCACGCCGCCATGGGCAGGATCGACCGTAAGGCCGCCGAGGACTACCTCAAGAGCGTGGGACTCGACCCTTCGGTTATCGACAGATTCGGCAAGAACGCCTCGGCGTCGGACGTGCTGATGGGCTTGGCGCAAAAGCCTGGCCAGGGCCTTACCGCGGGATTCGGCGATGAAATCACGTCCCGTCTGGTCGCACCCATCGCCATGGCGACCGGGCTCACCTACGAGGAAGCCCAGCAGGCTATCGAGGACAGGATGCGGCGCCAGGCCGATGCTGCCTCGGCGCGGCATCCGATCCTGTCCGCAGGGCTGGAAATAGCCGGGAGTGTGGCGGGCGCAAAGAAGCTAACTAGTGCCTTCCCGAACATAACAAAAAGGGTCACCGATTTTGCAACAAAAGGGGTCGTCCCCTCCCTCGTCACAAGTGGTGCCACTGGTGCGATTTCGGGGGGTATATATGGACTCGGCAACGGCGAGGGAGATGTGCAAGCGCGCCTCAAGAACGCTGGCGATATGGGACTACTTGGGGGGCTTTTTGGCCTTGGCGGCGCTGCTGCTTCTCGGCCGGTTGCCAATCTGACGGAAAGGGCCTTGAAGTTCGTCAGGAAGGCAAGGCCCGAGAAGATCGCGCAAATGCCGGGCGGCATCACCCGGTCTCCCCTGGCCGTCGATGCCGCCACCACACAAGGGTCCGTCATCCCCCTGACAAAAGGCCAGGCGACCCAAAACCCACAACTGCAATCGCTGGAGAACATGGCCCGCTCGGGCGCCCTCGATGACACCTCGCAAGCGTCGATGTTGGCCGCCGACTACAAGCAGCAGGACGCGATCAAAAACGGCATAGAAAGAGTGGCCGGAGGAGAGGCGAGTGAGAATTCACTGACGAAGGCCGGAGAAATTCTCAGGAAGGGGTACAAGGACATTAAGGGCCATGTTTCCAAGGCTTATGACGATGCCGCGGCGATCCGTGGCGTGTTCGTGGACAAGAAACCGATGGCCGAGAGCTTCGCGCCGAAGATTAATGACATCATGTACAAGCAAGGTTTCGATGCCAGCAACCTGACGCCCGAGAGCAAGAAGATATTGGGCCAGATCGGCACCTTGAAAGACCCCAAAGTGTCGGCCGTCAACCTGGAGAAGATGGAGTTCTGGCGCCGAAAGGTGAACAATCGCGCCGAGCAGATGAAGGGCGACCCCGAGGGCGTACTGATGGGCCGCGTCGTGAAGGCTTACGACGACTTCATGGCCAAGTTGCCCGAGGGGGCGCTCAAAGCGGGCGACGAATCGGCCCTGCAACAAATCCTCGATGCCCGGAGCCTGCGGAAACGCCAAGGCGTGCTGTTCGAGCGCAACAAGGTGGTGAGCGATATCGTTAAGGGAAGCGACCTCACCAACGAGGAACTCGCCAACCTGGTACTGACCGGGAGCGGTCGCGGCCAGAGCATTCATGCGGGCTCCGGCAAGGCAGTTAGGGCGATGAAACGGGCGGCGGGAGACAATGCGGGCGACCTGGTGGACAACCTTCGAAAGGGCACCTTCGCGCGCATCCTATACCGCTCCACTGTGAACACCCAGCGGGCGGGCACGGACATACAGATGATCTCGCCCTCGAAGCTGCTCAAGGAGCTTGACGGCCTGTCGGGCAACCGGTCGTTCATGGAAGAGGTTTTCGACGAGCAGGGCCGCAACACCATCATGGCGATGAGGAACGACCTGCGTAAGGTTGTGAGCGAGCAACCGGGGACGAAGAACTACTCCAATTCGGCCTACACCATCATGAACTATCTGCGCCGCCTACCTCTTGGATTGAGCGGTCTCTCCGGACTTGCGGAGATCGGTTTGAAGCCGGTCGCGCAGAAAGCCGCACGGGACGAGCTGGAAAAGTCTTTGCAAGACGTGATCGGCCAGGTCCAAAGCGAACTCATGGGTAAGGCCAAGCTTTATGGGGCCGCCGCCGCCGGAGGCCAAGGCGGCAAGCAGGCCGTAGAAATAAACGGGAGGGAATGATGTGAAGATTTCGCCATTTGGCCGCTATTACGCGCCGGACGCCGATGGGTCACCGCTTTCCGGCGGCAAGCTCTATACCTATGATGCCGGAACCACCACCCCAAAATCGACCTATACCGATAAAGCAGGGGGCTCGGCCAACGCCAACCCCGTTATACTGGATGCAAACGGTTATGCCGACGTCTGGCTTGATACCGGCTCCTATAAGTTCGTTTTGAAGAACTCTAGCGACGTTACCATTTGGACGAAGGATAACATCGATGGCGGCGGCGTGGTGGGATTTGCCTCGACTGTCATTACCAAATCCACTGGTTTTACGCTTTCCACCGCCGAACAAAACAATGTCGTCGTGTGTACCGCCGCGATCACCGTCAGCCTGTTGCCCGCAGCTAACGCGGGGGATGGTTTCGCAGCGATCATCATCAACACCAGCGCGGGTAACGTCACGATCGACCCCGATGGGTCGGAAACCATCAACGGGTCATCCACCCTTAATGTAAGGGCCGGTTCGTCGGTCACAATCCATACCAACGGCACTGCCTGGTACGCAACCACACACGTACCGGAAGCTGGCACGGTCGGAACGTCCCAGCTGGCCTTCGGGATGACGGGAATGCTGGCGCCGTTCGCGGGAAGCTCGGCACCGACGGGCTGGCTGCTCTGCTATGGGCAGGCGGTCAGCCGCACGACCTATGCGGACCTATTCAGTGCCATCAGTACTACTTACGGCACGGGCGATGGCTCGACCACGTTCAACCTTCCCGACCTTCGCGGACGCTCCGTGTTCGGGGTAGACAATATGGGTGGCAGCGCGGCCAACCGTGTGACGAACGGTAACAGCGGCATTACGGGCACAACCTTGGGTGCGGCTGGCGGTTCGGAACTGATGCACCAGCACACCCATACGATTACGGATTCCGGCCACGTTCATGCCATCGCCCGCACCTCGGTAGGTTACTCCAGTGGTGGCGGAACCGGCCCGGCGGTTCCGGGTGGCGAGACAACAATGAACAGTAATAGCGCCACCACCGGCATCAGCATCAATAATTCCGGCTCCGGGTCATCCCAGAACATGCCTCCGGCGATCATGATGAATTGGATCATTAAGACGTAGCACCAATTGACAGAGAGAGGAGTGCCCATGATGATGGAACAAACCAACGAAAGTAAAACCATGCGGCGACTTCTTGCGCTCGGTTTCATGGGTGGCCTGGCTGCCGCGTCGGCCCACGCCGCGGTGGTACAAACCTCCAGCGACTACACACGGAGCGCCACCACTACCAGTTCCAGCTTGCAGTTCTTCAAGCTCCGGCAAGATAAGCCTACGGTGGTCGAGGTGAGTGGCACGGGCTCGGGCACCTTGAAGGTCGGTACCGCCATCGATGACAGCCCAACGACCTCCAACGGGTTTGTGCCGGACCCGGATGGCACTGTGACAAGCAATACCGGGTGGGTACTGCCGAGCGGGCTGCTCATGCTTATCTTTGAGCCGACCTCGGGTACGTGGGTCGTAAGGGTAGCGCAACCGAAATGAGGAACATCCTTACCCTCACAGTTGCCCTGGCCCTGCTGATCGGCTCGGCGTCCGCGCAAAGCAAGGGCAACATGTTCTCGCGTCTTGGCGATGGAACTGGCCTAATCTCCACCAACGGGCTGACCGTGGCGGGGTCGGTGACGGCAACCATGGACATCAGCAGTGGCCGTACGCTCGGTTATAACTACGGTCAGTTGACCAATAACGGCAACGACGCGGTGTTTAAGATACTGAACAGTAACGCCGCCTTCTCGGTAGTTGGCAGCGACTTCGTGCAAATCCTCAAGGCTGACCGTGGCAACCAGGGCATCATGGTGGGTTTAGCCACGGTGGGACTGAACCCATCGGCAAGCCTGCATGTGAGTGGAACCTCGATCCTCAACAGCAAAACCACCATCGGCGCCAACGTCGCACCGACATCGACGCTTGATGTGTATGGAACCGTCTCGGCGACGAACCTTTACCTGGTTCCGCAGGCCACCACCCCGACCACCAACGGGACGATTAGGCTGGCGATGACGACGAGCGGAACACTTTGCTACCTCAGCAACACCACGTGGGTGGAGGTTGGCCAGAAAACCACGGCATGCAGCTATTCGCCTTCCAGGTAAAGCAATGGAAGGCAACGGCTCTGCACGCCTGGCCCGTCTTGAGAAGAACCAAGACGAAATGATCCGTTACCAATCAGACCACGGTGAGAAGCTGACACGCATCCTTACAATCATGGAGCAGAACTCCGACTTGCCGGATAGGGTTTCCGCGCTCGAAGCACTACGTAACAGGATTTACGGCTACCTCTTTGGAGCTTCCGTGGCCGGAGCCGGCGGAGGACTTGGTCTGGCCAAGTGGTTCGGCGTTGGCGGGTTCCATTGATCGCGCTTCAACGCCTTTGCGAAATCAACGGCGCCACGCTTGGGCGCCTGTTGGTCGAGGACGTTCCCCCCTTATGGACCCTGGAGCGGCCATGGCTGGGTAACCAAACGAGGGTCAGTTGCGTGCCTACGGGTTGTTACACATGCATACCTCACGGCTGGAGGGGGGGAGCCAGGTTCCGAAGCGTATGGGAACTTGAAGACGTGCCTGATCGTTCTGGCATACTGTTTCATGCGGGCAACACAGTGGCCGACACCGAGGGCTGCATCCTCGTGGGGCGGGGTTTGATCGCGGTGGAGGGAGTGAGGCTGATCCAAAGCCGTGACGCCATCGAACTGATGCGCAAGGCCATCGGCGAGAACGCCTTCGACCTAACAATCAGTTGACGGCCGCCCCGGCAGGACTCACGATGAGACCGATGAAAGGGTAAGCATCGTGAATCCTATGGAACTCATTGCTAAGGCGAACGGCATGAAAACCTATACTGCGGCGATAGTCACCATTTTAGTCGCCATCGGCGGGGTTTTAGAGGGTACCATTCCGTTAGAGCAGGCCGTTCACTTAAGTGTGGACGCCATTCTCTTCATGACGCTCCGCCACGCCGTCGGCCAACAAAGTAGCAAACAAAGCAAATAGCATCACCACTATCGCCTACCGAAATGGCGTGCTTGCGTCGGACAGTCTTTCGTCCGCCAATGGCAAGTATTCCGGCCACGTCGTCAAGGTTGAGCGCATCAACGGTTGGCTTATCGGTGTCTCAGGCATGTGCGGCGTCGCCAGGGAGTTCTTCGCCTGGTTCGAGGAGAACTGCAAGGACGAGAAACTAAGACGCCCTCCCTCGACCCTTCTGGTTGACGACGACAAGAACCCCATCAGCGTGTTGCTGGTGAGCAACAAGACCGGGGCCGTCTATATGATCGACGGTTTGGGTTACCCCTTTCGGGTTCACGGTAAGTTCTTCGCCATCGGGAGCGGCGAAAGCCATGCGATGGGAGCCATGGCGGCAGGGGCGGACGCTATCAAGGCGGTGCGGATTGCCATCACGTTCGATTGCTACACAGGAGGCCCTGTGAGGGTACTCAAAAGGGCCTCATAGAGGCCCTGCTCGGCAAGAACGATACTGATAGAGAGTATGTGGCAACAAAATGCCCCCGTAAAGGGGGCTTCGGTTTATTCAGGTGACTTCTTCCTGCAACTCCTCGGCGTGAGACGCCTTTCGGGCTTCCTCGTCGGGGTCGTCGATACCTTGCACCACGTGTTCCCTCTCGCGCAACCAGTCGGCCGCGCGTGACGCCTGGGAAGCGACCCGGAAGATGGCGCGATTATCCTCACGCAGCACCGTAAGCCAATGGCCGAGATACTCCGCGCTTTCGCGCTCGTGCTGGTAGCCTAGGTGCGCACAGAGGAAGGCGGCGCCCAACTCGGCGACAAGCTCCTCCATGGCGTATTCATGATCGCCGAACTTCCGGCCGAGCCGCCGGTCAAGGCGGTCGGGGTGCGCGGTGGCATGGACAAGCTCATGGGTGAGCGTGGCGCAGAAGGCATCGTCGGAGGTGAACGAGCCGTAGGGCGGGATGTGGATTTCGTCCCGGTGGGGGTAGTAGCAGGCGCGGTTGCCGCCATACTTCACCGGCACGCCGGAGGTGTCCGCCAGGCGTTTGAGGGCATCCATGCGCTCCTCGTCTGGCAATCCCTCCTCCTTGCAGGAGAAGATGACCGGAAGGTTCTCCAGTTGCGCCAGGTTGAACACCGAGTAGGCCTTGAGTAAGGGAATCATCCGGGCGGGTTTTGCCTCGTCGCCCTCGGCCTCGACCGGCTTGAACTTGGTGTAGATCACCGTGGCGGCCTTCTCGCCCTTGCGGACGTTGGCCCCGAGGGTGGTAGCCTGGCGGTAGGTCATCCAGCCGTGCGTGGGATAACCCCTCTCCAGGGCCGTATCCCACAGCAGGAGTATGTTCATTCCCGAGTAGTGATAGCCCGTGGCGGCATTGGTGGGGACCATTGCGACCCCCTGCGCCCCATTGACCTTCCATGGCCTCTCCCAGGGCTTCACGCCCTGTTCGAGTTGGGCGCAGATGCGCTTGGTGACGGATTCGTAGAGCCCGGCGGTTTTCGCCATGGCAGCCTCCGTGTGTGGGGATCGGCCTGTATCGGCCGGGAAACGTCAGGGTTAGACTCTTATTTGTTTCTTTGGTGGACAAGGACAAAGGTACGCCGATGTCGAAGCTCTTGAAAGTCCTGGCCGCGCCCATCTGGTTGGGCGTGTTTATCGTGGAGGCTGTTTGTCAGGCGTTATGGCCGCTCCTTAAAGGGTCGTGGAAGTTCATGAGGAGGCAAAAGAAGGCGTCGGTGCATGGCAATGCCGGTTGGGCCGACGACAAGACGCTCAAAGCCCGGGGGCACTTCACCCCCGGCGGCATCGCCGTGGGGGCGACCCGCAAGGGGCGGCGCATCTACGCCCACCCGGAGAGCAGCGTGCTCATGATTGCCCCGAAGGGTCAGGGCAAAACGCAGTCCTTCGTGGCGATACTCAAGGCCCTCAAAGATTATGCGAAGCGCCCCGACCTGCTCATCCACGACCCAGCCGGGGATGTGTACCGGGCGACCTCGGCCGATCTGGCGGCGATGGGTTATCACGTGGCCATCGTGGACGTGTTCGACCCGGAGGCGGGCGGGAGGTACGACCCTTTCTCGTTCCCCAATCCGGACGATGTATATGACTTCGACCGCGACGTGAGGGCGATGTGCGAGTTGATGGTGCCCGATGATGCCGACAGCAGGCAGCCGCACTTCGCCGAGTTCAGCCGTATTTTGTTCCGCGAGGTGGTCAGCGCGGCCATGCGGGACGGCAACACGCGCACCATCGCCGATTGCGTGACGGACCTGACCGACGACGCGCGGCGAGACAAGCTGATCGCCCGCCTGAAGCTTCTTGGCAAGCCGGAGGCGATGAGCGCGATCACGACCTTTGCCAAGATGGCGGGCAAGCCCGAGGGCAATAGCATGCTTTCGACCTCGCTGCGGAAACTGGAGGTATGGCGGCTTGAGGCGGTGAAGGCGGTGTCGAGCTTCGGCCCCACGTCGAACCCGCTCCGCCCGCGCGGCTGGAATTGGGATGATGTGTTCAACTATCCCAAGCCGGTGGCCATGTTCGTGCGCACGGGCCTGGGCTCCGGCGGGGGCGACTTCGTGCGGGTGACGTGCGGCAACGCGATCAACACCGCGCGGCGGCATTGGAACCGGACGGGGAAACCCCTGCGCAAAGGGTTATGGCTGATCGTGGATGAAGCCCGCGCCATGGGTAACTGCAACGCGGTCATGGATGCCAATAACGAACTGAGGAAAGCCGGGGTCAACGTGCTGCTGTGTTTCCTGAGCCTGGCCGATGTCCATAAAACCTATCCCGACGCTGATACGCTGGTCGCCGGGTGTGAGCTTGTCGTGTTCGGGGGCTCCAAGGATGCCGACTATTACAATGAGATCAGTAAACTCATGGGCACCAGGACGGAGCATAGCCACGGCGAGAGCACCCATGAGGGCCGGAAGGGCGAAAGCAGGCATGAAATAGGGGTGCCCCTGCTGCGCCCGGACGAACTGAGGCGCCTGCCCCTCGACGAAGCGGTGGTGTTGATGAACGACCTCAACGTCCGCTGCCATAAGCTGTTCAAGCGGGGCAAGGATTGGATACGCTACCTATAGTCCCTGCTCCTGCGCTTGTTCCTGCTCCCATTCCTCTTCTTGCCGGTGCCGCTGCTCGATGGCGTTGACCATGGCATCATCGCCCAACAATTCACAGGCGCGCACGGCCTCCTCGTAGGTGAGGTTGCCGACCTCGTAGTCGGCATAGACCTGCGGGCTGGTGACTCCCTGCAACTCTTCCTGCACGGTATTGGCCAAGACGGCTTCGGCGGCTTCGATGGTGGCGTGGTTGCCGTAGGTGCGCTCAAGCTCCATGGCCGCCCTATGCTCAAGCTGGACACTATGGGAAAGCGCCTGGAGCGATTCCTGCTGCCGCACCTCGGCGGCATGCCTGGCCTCGGCCGAAAGGCGTTTAAAGTTGTCTCGGGTGGCCTCGGCATCGCCATGGATGCGGGACACCTCCTCGCCCTGGCGCCGCATCGGGGACTTCCATTCGAGGCCGAATAGTTTGACGTGGAACCCGCGCAGGCGCCCGTCCGGCTTGGTGTATTGACCAAGCCATTGCTCGGCGCGGAAGCGCGTCTTCTCGGCTTGCATGGCGTGGGTATCCAGGCTGTTGCCGTAAGCGGCGAGTTCGGTCGCCTGGCGCTGGGCGCTCTCCGCCCGCGCCTTGAGGTAGGCGATGCTTTCCCTGGTCTCCGCCAGGTGGCAGCGATGGGCGTCGTGGCCCAAGGCGTTCTGCACGCGCTCGTAAGACAGGAGTTCCGGGCCGTCGCGCTTGATGGTGGCCATGGCGAGGTCTTCCTCGGTGGGGTGCTCGGGTTCGTCCATGGCTGACTGCAAGTCGGGGGCATCCTGGGCAAGGGGCAACTCGGGGCGTTGCGGCTCAATCTGCTCTAGCTGCTCTAGCTGCTCCTGCCGTTGGGTCTCCAGGGTGCGGCGGTCGATGCGCACATCGTAGCCGTACTCCTCCAGCTTGCCGTTGCACACACGCTCCCACAGCGCCCGCATGCGCTCGGTGCTGCCCCTCTCGCTCATCTGCTGGACGCGCTTGCCGGTTTCCACGTCCTTATCAAAGAACATCACATGGACGTGGGGGTTGTGGGTCTGTCCGCCGTGGAGGCAGGCGAAGGCTCTTGCGCGGCCACCGTCCGTCAACTGCCACAAGAAGGAGCGGATGGTGGCCGCCTGCTCTTCGCCGGTCATCTGGCACGGCAAGGCGATGTGGAAGGTGTCGCACACCCGACCGTTTTTGCGGCTCGTTGTCTCGTTGTCGTTGGCGGCCCTTTGCAGGGCGTTGGGCTCTGCGGCCAAGCCCACCGTGTAGATGTCTTCGCACGCGCTGCGGCGCGTCATGTACCGCACCTTGGCGGCGGCCGTGCCGGGCGCACTACTCGTCTTACCGACATGTCGGTGGTTGAAGTGATAGTGGCCCCGCTGAAAGTCCACGGTAACACTGTACCCTGTCTGTGGGGCGCTTCCTCTTCGGGTTCGGCACGAACCCATAAGTGCACCCTATACAGACAGTGGCGTAGCTCAGACCCCGAAACCCGCGCAGCTACACCCGGTGGCAGGAAGGGGCGGATTGACTCTTTGGCGCATGTGTTTTATGTGCAACACTCGGCCTGGAGATTAAGCGCGCGAATAAGCAATAAAGCGGGAACCTACCCGCCCGAATAGAACGGGCACCGCGTCGGTTATCCGACGATTTTCAAAACAGCCTGTCTGCCCTTGGCGGCCTTTGCATTACCGATACCATTGATAGGAAAGGTGTGCCCATGCCCATCTTTGGGAAATGGAATACCCGGAATCTGCCTGCCGTCCCGGCGCCCGCCCCCGCGCCGGTTTACATCACCCACCCGCCTCTTCCCGCGCCGAAGCCCGCCCTGAACCTTGAGGGCAACAACCCCATCACGATGGCCATCGCCACCAACATGGCCCGCACCGAGCCGGGGGAGATTTACCGATTCTCGGTGGGAGTGACCGAGAGCGGGGTTTCCATTGCCAGCGGCATCGAAAAGCCCTGGGCGCCCCCGACGCCTCAACCTTCTCACTTGAACGAGGCGGCCGTCACGTCGCTGCGAGAGGCGCTTCATGCGCACATCAAGTTGAACGAGAGGCTTTACGGCATGGTGCGGGATATGCGGGAGAAAGACGCGGAGCGCCGGTCTGGGGAACGGATGGAGTCGGACCTGGCGGCCGAGTTGCGCAAGCTGAGGACCGGCGCCGAGCCGAAAGGCGCGTCCTTCAACATCGCGGACATGATGAGCACGCTGGAATTCGTGCGCGCCATGCCCGCCCCCAACCGCTACAGCGACACCCAGCGGGCGGCGGTCTACCGCAACAGCGCCGGGCGTGAGGTCGTGTTCATCATCCGCCCGGATGGGCAGCCCGAGCCGGTGGACATGCCATGACCCACCTGTTGGGCGCCGCCTTCTGCCTGTGGATCGCGGATTATTTCTCCGCCGTTTGGTTCGGTTACCCCTTCGTCTACTGCCTCGGCGCGGCGTTTATGGCGCCCCTGTTCGCCCCCTGGTTCCACCTGGCCCTGATGGGCTGCGCGCTCTACCTGTTGTTTGTCCTGGTCACCGGCCTGGGCTTCGGCCTGGCTCTCCGGGTGGCCGTGCTGATGATCCTGCTGGGCGGCCTCCCTGAGCTTGCCCGGACGCTGCTGTCGTTCGGCCACGCGTGCGGCCCCTGAGTCAACCTGGCGCAGGGGGCTTGGCGATGGTTCATGATATGTTCACGGGAGGCAGCGCCGTGGAAAGGCAGCAGATGCGCGAGGCGATAGCAAAGCAACTCGGTATCCAGCTCGCGGCTATGTACACGATCCCCAGCGTGGCGAGCATCCTCGGGGTCGATGAGAGCACGGTGAAGCGCTGGAAGCGCGACGGCAAGACGGAATACGTCCAGCTCGGCCGTGGCGTGCGGTTCTTTGGCTGGCAGATTTGTGACCTGCTGATCAACGGCATCCGGCGCGAACAGGCCGCCAAGGTCGAGGCGTAAGTGAGCAAATATCAGAAGCGCGACTTCAGGATCGGGGAATGGTACCTCGGCAAGCGGGGCGAGAGCCCCGCCTTTTATCGCTGCCGATATGCCAACGGACGGACGGAGCGGGTGAGCCTGGGCGTGACCGACTTCGACGCCGCCAAGCGCATCCTGACCGAATGGTATTACCAGCACATCCGGCTTGAGGCCGACCGCGCCGCGCCGGAGCGGGTGGCCCTGTCGGCGGTGCTGGACGACTATTGGCACGGCGAGGCGTGCAAGCGCATCTCGGCGCCCTCGATCAAGATTTTGCTGCGCTACTGGCGCGAGTTTTGGGTGGGCGCCTCGGTGGCCGACGTGCGCGACGTGGGGCGCCAGGAGGAATTTCAGCGGCACCTGGCGGCCAAGGGCTTGGCGCCGCAGTCGGTCAACCTTTGCCTCGACAAGGGCAGGGCCGCGATACGCCGCGCGTGGAAGCGTGGCGTGATTTCGTCTCCTGTGGCGGTGATGTCAGTCAACGTGGGCAAAAACCCTCCCAAGGGCCGCCCGTTGAGCCTGGAGGAGTTGAAGCGCTTCGTGGCCGGGAGCGACACGGTGCATTGGCGCGACCTGGCGCTCGGGCTGATCGGGACGGGCGCACGCCCTAACGCGATCCTGACGCTCACCCGCCAGCAGATCGACTTCGAGCAGGGGCTTTTGAGCCTCAACCCAGAGGGCCGGGAGCAGACCAACAAATACCGCCCGACGGTGCGGCTGCCTGCGCTGCTGGCGGAGCGGTGGAAGGACAGGCCCGAAGGTCGCATCGTGTTGTGGCGCGGCATGCCGGTGGACCGGGGCCAGAACGTGATGCGCATGGCGCGGAAACGCGCTAAGCTGGACAAGTCGGTTAATCTGTACAGTTTCCGCCACACCTGCGCGCGGTGGATGCGTGCCCAGGGCGTGGATGCCTGGCAGTTGGCCGCCCAGTTGGGCCACCGCCGCGAGGGCTACGACATCACAGAGCTTTACGCCGCCTACGACCCGGCCTACCTCAAAGACGCCTGCGCGGCGCTGAGCCTGCTCCTGGAGAAGGCCGCGCCAGATACGCGCCAGGCCGAAGACGAAGACGTTGACATTGCTACGCTTGTCCCTGACCCGGCGTTGTGCACGAGGTAAGCGTGAAGCCGGATTCGTCAGGGCGAACAATGGTGTGTCGGTCGCCGAAGTGGCGCGAAAGGGCACCAGATCGCACCAGGGGTCAGCCCCGAACGAGCCAATCCCGCGCCAGTGGAGAACGGCATGAAACCCGATGACCTGAAGGGAATGACGATTGACCAGCTGGTGGCCCTGGGCAACCAGGTGGCCTCGATCCTGGCCGAGAAGGTGGCCGCCAAGAAGGCCCAGCTAGAGGAGGAGCTTGCCAAGCTGGCCGTGATCGAGGGCCGCAAGGCCAGCGGCAACGGCACGAAAGCCGAGCCCACCCACCGCGACCCGGCGACGGGGCAGACCTGGGCGGGGCGGGGCCAGCCGCCGAAGTGGCTCACCGAGTACGAGAAGCAGGGCCGCAAGCGTGAAGAGTTCTTGCTCAAGGCCCTTAACCCGGCGTAATATGCCTTTGGTTACCCTCGGTAGTATGTTGGCCCCCGCCCTCGTGGCGGGGTTTTGATTTTAAGGGGTGGTGTAGGCGCCCGCCACGGATAACGGTCTCTCCGCATGCCCGCTGAGTACCGTCGATCACGGCCCCTTGCTTGCCCCGCGCTATTGGGCGGGCGGCCGTGGGAGAAGTCGCCCCCTTGAGGCGACGGGCGCGGGGATTAATACGTTGATTTGTGTAAAAGCTGGTAAACACCTCGTGATCGGCCGGAAGGCGGGGAGATACCACCGGCGGAGCCATCTTCGGCCTGCTTGTCAGGAAGCATGCTTAGACTCCTTCCGCCAAGCAAATACCGGAGGTTCCTTCAGAACCCACAAGTGGCGCATGTTGGCCACGTTCACAACGTCCTGCTGAGCCGGGTATATCTCAACGGCATACTGATCGCCACGGCCGCATTCGGCCTTGATCCTTTGGAGGTCGTCCCAGGATATGTCGTCATGCCATTGGGCTTTCTCTCCAATGAAACCGGCGATCTTGCAACGGTTGACGCTTATCCGGCAGATTCCACCCTCCTCGGCAAAAACCTGGACCAGGAAGTCCCTGGATCGCCAGACCTCAATGCGGCCTCTTTCAGCATTGCTCGGCCATGTCTCCACAGGTATGCGCATGAGACATGCCGGGTATTCAAGGTTTCGTTTCTCCACAAACCTGGCGGCTGCGCGGCGTTGGTGGCGATTCATAATTGGATCGTTGCCTGTGTTTCGCTGGGCTGCGCTACAGGCCCCCAAGATGCTGGCGCATGGTCGTAAGATACATCAACCCATTTGTATTCACGGTTCTCCGTATCTACGTAGCCTCCGTTGTAGGTCGGGTAAGACTTGAGTTGCTGAAGGACACAAACGCCACCAAAGCCTCGGCGCACCCTGAACTTGTAAAGTGCTGCCATCGTCACTCACCTACCTCGGTGGGTGTGATGGCGCGATGTTTAATCCGCATGGCGTCGCAAATCGCCTTAACTTCCGAAGCCATAAGGCCGTAGTGGATTTCTCCGCCGTTCGAGTCGAAAATCCGGCCATAGGCGCAATGCTTCTCGGGTGCGCCCCAGAAACAGCCATTCGGAAGCTCGATAACATCATGAAGAGAGTTTTTCATCTTATCAACGCAAGCAGCACACATCATTGACCGCCTCCCTGTGGTTCGCTCGGGGGCGGCGGGAGCGGGCGCCAATGTGTGGGCCTAAACCTTGTGTATCCATCGAAGGCACAAACCCAATCACTCAACGGGCGGCACTTTCCGTCCACACCAAACCATTTTGAATATTTGGTGATGTGGATGCCTTCGTACTCTGCGTCCCCTGTTGCTAGAAACTGTGTGCCATCAGTAGGTGCTTCATTTATCAAAAGCCACGCTTGCTGTGCACGGGCTTCAAGAAGGGCCTCAAGCGCAAGATAACCTTTTGCCAATTCCACCACGTCATTCGGATTGTCGGCGAAACCCACCATCTGAATATCGTCTGCTAGCGCATGGAGGCGTTTATCAAATATTGGCCGCTGAACATGCACGCCTAAATTAGGTGCCTGAACAATCGCACCCGGTTCAAGCCGCACCGGCACCGCTTGCTGTTCGGCACGTGTCTGAGCTTCGAGCAATCTCACCTGTAACTGAGCAACTTGATTTTTAAGCCGTTCAACTTCTTTGATGAGGGGATGGCTGGCAAAGCTTACGCCCCATTCCGGCGATTGCTGTTCGGATGGGGCAAACAGCTTGCGAGATGCCAAGTGTGCCTCTAGCATCTTTGGATTAGGCTCAGTCGGCTCCGTCGCTGCCTTTATAACCGCTTCCACATCCTCCGCACTAATCGTATCCGCCGCTTGCTGTTCGGCCTCGGCAAAGGCCTTTCGTTCCTCTGGCGTGAAGTCTTTATGTACCTCTGGGAGCGCCTGCTGTTCATCAAGGGCGCGGGCGTTCCACCGTTCTTTCGACACATAGACATTGGTTTCGTCCTGATAGTCCTGTTGCAAAATGCAGATGTCATCACCTTGGCCTGAACAGCTGACGTACCATTCATGGTCTATGGCCGGTGAGTTGCAAAGTGGGCAAGGAAGTAGTTTAGTAGCGTCGGCCATAGGTTTTTCCTTTCTTGAATGGGCTATTCAAAATGCCCTTATGGCGGCGCTTACTGACGCAATCCTCCATGTTGTCTTTCTGCGTACCGATAAAAAGGTGCGCGGGGTTGATGCAAGCTGGGTTGTCGCACGAATGGCAAACCTGCATTAAGGCTGGCAGTTCGCCCTTGAACAGCGTGTACGATACGCGGTGAGCGAGAGCCTTCTTACCCTCAAACCGCATCTTGCCGTAGCCCTCGGGGCTTAGGTATGCAGTCCAATTCCAGCAGCCTTGGGTGACGTGAGCGTTATTGATGAGGCGAATGAATGGGTCGTTACGTCGAACGGTAAATCGCTCGTAAGGCTTCAGCGCCACCCGCAGCGCTTTGTCCGTCATGGGCTATCTCCTTTGTTTGTTCAATGCGAGATTGGGCTATTTCAAAATAGCCACAATCTACTTCAATGCCGATAAACTCTCGGCCTGTGTTTTTAGCAGCCACTCCGGTAGTGCCACTACCCATGGTGAAGTCCAGCACTGTGTCGCCGGGGTTTGTGTAGGTTCGGATAAGGTACTCACACAGGGCTACCGGCTTTTGGGTTGGATGCAACGCATCTTTTTGTACATCGCTAGAAAACTCAATCACACTTTGGGGGTAACGTTCTGTGCTATCGTAAGAACTTTCGCTGTTGGTTTTGCCGTAGACTTCGCTCTGCAGGTGAGTCCCGCGTTTAGCAACTTTACGAACATGACCACCCGTTTTTTGTGGGTTATAGGTGGGTTGTTTCTCGTAAAAAACACTTATAGCCTCATGATTACGCAAGGGCTGTTTTTTGGCGTTAAGGAAGCCACTAGCTCGAGGCTTAAACCAAACCCAGTCGTATTTAAAACTCCCAGTATTCGATAAACGAAGTGTAGATGCAAAAGGTTCAGCACCAAAAAGTAGAACAGGGGTTGTAGGTCTTAAGAGGGGCCTTAATGCCGCCCACATCACTGAAAGGGGCAACGGCTCATCCCAAGCGCATTGAGTTGTCCCATAAGGCAAGTCACATAGAACCATATCCACCTGACCCTGCAGCGTTGGCAAAATATGCAGGCAGTTACCTAAATGAAGTTCCAATTTATTTACCCTCCATAAGTTGTTTAAAGGCGGTGGCGATGAGGGCTGCGGCGTGCATAGTTGTGCGTTTAGCGTTTTCAAAACCATCAGCTTCGTTTGCGAATACGCCATAAAGCTGCATGGCCACCTCCTGCGCCTTGGCGTCAATGGCGCGGCGTTCGGCACAAGGGCAAACCCTATGATCCGGTTGAGGCCCGATGCAGGCACAGGCTAACGGCGCCTTGGCGGTCGGGTCGGAGGTGGGGCGGTTCAATGCATCGGCACGATATATCGCGCATTTTTCAAAAGCCTCTCTTAATGTGAGGCTGTCTCCGCAAGAGCCACAATTACCCTTTGTGGTCTTAATACCTGGCGTTTTGCACTGGCACGGCTTTAGCTCTGTGGTCATGGCTTGGGGCTTTCGATTGGTTCGTAATCTTCATCCCATGAATCAAACTTATGCCCGGCTGAAAACACAAAGAGTGGCTTGCCATCGTCTGTTTCAGCGTACCGAGGCTCGCCGCAAATACGGCAACCAACAAAAGACGTATCGTCAGTTATACGCTCTCTGCTCTTGCACTTATGGCAAACAAGCAGTCCCATCACTCCGCCCCCTTCAAGTACGCGCGGGCGCCGGATAAAGCGGCTTGCAATTCTTGCATGCACATACCGCTTTCCGGTTGTCGCCCGATAATCTTTTGCACGGCACTTTCCCAACTGACTATGCGACGGCACAGCACCTCACCGGCTTTCACCAGCTCGCCAATCACGCGGGTGGCTTGGGCCAAATCGTTCTCAAGGTCAGGCACAATTTTCACAGCCCTGTTGGCCATGCGGACAGAAGCTTCTACCGTTTCCTCTAGTAACTTCTCGCGCTCACCGTCCTTGCGCCGTTCCTCCGCCAGCGCGGCGTCTATGAGTTCCGGCACATCTTTCCAAAGTTCGGCGGCATAAAATGGGGAGCCTCCTGACCCGTGTTGTTGCACTTCATCGAGCTTTGCGCATATCTCCCGCGCCAGCTTTAGGGCTTTGGGTGACGGCATTATTGGGGCTCCCGTATTTCATTGTTGGCTTTCCTGCTGGCTTGCCATGCCCACCAGGCAAGACAGGTTTCTTTTTTTGCGTAATCGTTGTATATACTATCAATAGAAAGCCCGAGTTCTAGTGCAGGCACTGGCTTGGATTTAACCCAAGACTCAAACATGGCGCGCTGACGATCTCGTTCCTTAACGAGTGATCGATGGTTGTTTTGGTAAGACCCGCATTTAGCGCAGTGGTTATTAATGAAGACGCCCAGTTTTGTGGGCAACTTATCTACTTCACCCCACACATGACGACATGTTTTTTGGCGTAAGCTTTTTTTGAGACGGTCAACTACGCTCGTAAGCTTGAGGGATTTATCGGAGGGCATATTATTGCTTTCTTTCTATTGCCGCGCAAATGTAGGTAACTCCCGTCAGCCCCCCACCGATTAAGTTCTTCATGCCACGACGTCCACATGGTGGATTTGATCGACCGGAAGCCCTTGCACGGCGTGGTAGACGACGGGGGCGCTGGGCTCCCACCCGGTCAGTACCTTTGCCTTCTCCAGCGCTAAGTCATGCGCCTCGTCCATCAATGCACTCGTGTTCCAAAGCGCGCCCTTGATGACCGGGGTCCGGTTTATCTCGGCAGCATCAACCCGCAACCGGTCGGGGGTTTCGTCGAGCCGCACAACGACTGTCCGCCGATAGGTGACGGTGCGCTCGACCTCGAACTTGAAATACCAGGGCATGTCAGCGCCCCCTTCCGATAGTAATGCTGCCCGCCTGGCTCTCGGGCATGTCCGGGTCGGACCAAAATGGTTCCCAGGTCTCGACTTCAACGGCGATGCCATGTGTGCGGGAGAGGCGGTGGGCAGTGAACACCGCGTCATCAAGCGACACGAACGCATCGACACCGGGCTCCCATTGGACCGCTTCGTGGGCGTCGTCAAATTGATTGGGGTCTATGTAGCCAAGAGAGGGAGAGCTGGCTTGGCTGTTGGCCGGATGGTTGGGGTGCCGGTCGAGAGAATCTACATAGTCCACATTGGTCACTTTCCTTGGTTGCGGAACCAAAGTGCGCCGATCCTGGATAGTCGTCAATAAGTTCGCTTAAATAATTATCCGCATAAAAAATGGGGGCCTGTGACCAAGTGCAACCAAGGTCGGCCCCCGCGCCCCACACATGGCTGAGGCGCTTCACCATTCATCTCACAACCCGGGCCAAAACAAAAGCCCCCATTTCAGGGGGCCTGGCCTCGACATATTGCGCGAAGCCTACCTCAGCCAAACTTCCAACAGCTTGATCGCCGATTCGATCTTCGCTTTAGCAGAGATCAGGGCCGCGCGGCGGTCGATGGGGTTGTGGTAGACGCCGTAGCCGTCGATGGCCCGAAACATGGACATAGACCGGAGGGCGTGGTCGGTCAGGAGTTCGGCCTGACGGGTCGCCTCGACGAACTTGGGGTGAGGCTCAACCATGGCCCTTGATCCTGGCCTGGTGGGGCATCAGTTCGTCGCAGAAGGAGGCGATGGTGAACCCGTAATAAGTGCCCAGGACGCGCCACACCGAGTTT